ACCGTTGCCAATGACCGCAAATGACTGAAACCCTACAACCGAGCCATCTAGCGTGATCGTCCCAGTACCTGTTGAGGTGGTGGTTTGTCTTACCCGATCAGCAAGGGCTAGGCTCATGTGGTCTCCACGCCTATGACAAGACCGTCAGCACCCCTGATGACTTTTTTGGGTGCGGTGAGCTTTTGCATAGCTGCGCCAATGTTCTGCATTGATTCACCATGCAAGTTTGCCATGTTGTCGTGCAAGGCGGTTATTTTGTCCATTGCTTGGACAATTGTGCCGCCCAACTCATTGGTTATTTGTGCAGCCGCTGCTTCAACCACTGGTAAATCGATGCCAGGGTTGCTACCAATCCTTGCCACCATGATCTTAGTCGCTGCGTCAAGTTCTGCTTTCCATCGTTCATATTCTTCTTTCCCTGCCATCTCTCTGGCTTTGATTTGAAGTTCATTGTTCTGCTTGACAGTCTCAAAATCGGCTTTCATTTGCGCCAATTGCATCTCAGCTTCGACCTTGGCTTGGTGCATTTGCATCTCAAGCTGTGCCTTGCCTTGTTCAATTTGAGCCTGCGCTTGCATTTTCATTTGCTCGGTTTGCGCCTGTGCTTGCATACGCATCTGTTCTGCTTGCTGATCAGCTTGCATCTGTAGCATCTCGGGCGGTGGGCCAGGCTGTTGTTGAGCCGCTTGGTCTGCCTTGTCTTGCAAGGCTTTCATTGCCCTTTCAACCGCGCTCTCCAATCCTCGACCGGCTCTAAACCGGCGTACAAGGAATAACAGCATCTCGGAGGCCATTGGCAAGGTTTCAGGCGCTTGGCTAATCATTGGGATTGCCTCACGCAAGAACAAACCGATAGCTTGGATGGCCTCTTGTGCGCCTTGCTTCTCTGCTTGCTCATCAATCTGAGCCAAGCTGTCAGCCTCAATTGCAATGTGGAAGTCCCTGATCGTGCTGTTGGACAACATTTGCAATGCCGCTTGCAACAATTGCGGGTCTTTGCCGTCTGAGGTGTTCATCACGCCAGACATCTCGACAATCAACTCAGGCGGGTAGAACTTACAAATAACTTGCGCTTTGAGCCTAAAGATGTCGGTGGCAAACTTAGCCACGTCAGCTTGGCTACTGCGTAACCGCAAACTGCCAAAGTTGGCCTTGAGCTGTTGAGCACCAAGTGTTTCTTGGGCTTTGGACGATCCACGCAAGATGTCCGATATACCCATGATTTCGTAGATCGACTGCTTGACTTGTTCTCTAGCGGCGTACAACTCTCGCAAAGTCACAATAATCTGCGAGGTGTCCATCATGTCGATCGCGCCTTTTAAGCCGCCTTTTTCCGACATTGCCGCCCAACCAGTAACAGGGAACAGCTTGTTGTCCACACCCTCGCTGAACATCCGCGCCAGCTCTTTGAACTCAGCATTGAACACGCCGACCGCTTTACAAGCCTTGGTCAACAGGTAAATGCGTTGCGTCAAATTATCCAACTCTTGCGCCTGATCTTCGTACTCACAGTAATCAGGTACAGGAATCATTGTGCCGGTGGTGGTGGTTGCCATCAACGGTTTAGGGCATGGGAAGAATTCTTCTAGCTCTAGCGGGTCATCACGCTCATCTAGCGCTTGTGGATAACCTTTGGCAATCCAGCAAACCTTAGCCGTGCGCTTGTTCCAAATCTCATAGACCATCGCCTTTTTGTCGTAGGTCATCTTGGCGGTCAATGGATTCTTGCCGTCCATGTCGGTGTTTGAGCTGGTCAGGCTGACGTTGTTAAATACGTCACCAAAGCGCTCTACACCCTCCTCCTTGGTCATGTAGACAGCGCGAGCCACCCACCACACCTCATCCCATGTTCGGGCCGGTGAATGCAAAAAGTCTGACCAGTAAACGTAATCAATAGGGCTGTGAGCCGCATCAATGCGCTCTGTCGGGTCTTCCACGGTGTTGTAAACCTGTGATTCTTCGGTCTCATCTAATACGCCGTCATCATCAGGTCGGTCATTGACGATCACAGGCTCGTATCGAATCCATGCCGTACCGCGACCAGGCAACAGTCTGTCTTGCACCGCACCAGACATGGCAGCGTCAAAGTCACCGAATTGCGTGGTTTCGTACTCCATGACACGCTCAAGCATTGTGGATGCAAGGCGACCCACAGGGTCTTGATCCATGTATCGGCGTGACACTTCGGGCTTGGCTTGGCGACCGTAAAGGGCAGGGAACAGCACTTGAATGTTTGACCACAGGATGTTGAACTTCATCCTTGGCATCTCAATGGCATCACGCTCATCCCGATACCGCTTGACAACCTTTAAGCCGCGCTTCTCCCATTTGTCAAATATCTTGATGGCGGTCTCAATCTGGTCATGCCAGTACGGGCCTGGGTCTTCGCCCTCATATGCGCCGTTTTCTTCGTACATGATCAGTTTCCGCTAGAGAAGAAGAACGTCACATCTATTGTGCTGCCAATGGTTGCGTGTAGGCTTGACCCCACGTTGGCAGGAAATCGGTGAAACCCAACCGCAGGCGTGATCGTGCCGCTCATTACAGTACCGCTAGAGCCGCCATCTTTAAGCACCAAAGTGCCTGAACTTGTGCTGTTAACGTAAAAACCAATCAACTGGCAAGGGCCTGTGCTGACTGCGCCTGTGCTGGTGATGTTTTTATATCCACCGACTTCTGCTACTGGCTGGCTCATATGCGTTCCTCTTTATGTTGCATTTCAAAGTCCCACAGCTCATCCAATGTGATGGTTTGCAGGGTCTTGCCCTTGGGCGGTGTCTGATCTTTTGCTTCTTGTCTATAGGCTACTGCAAGCATTCTAAACGCATCTGCGGGGTGTGAGCACCAGTCATGGCGTGGAGTTTGACGAAAAGTTTTCTTGTCCTCATCATATTCCCGCTGATATTGCCTTAACGCTTCCAAGCCCTCATCGCATCTGGAATCAAAGTAACAGATGGGCAGAATCATTCGCACCGCTTGGATACCGTCTTGTATGCCAATCTCAGGCACTATTGCCAGCTTGCTCATGCCACCCAGATGTGCCGCCAATTGCTCAACAATCGACTTACCGCCCGAGGCCAAAGTTTTGGCTCTAGCATCATGCGGTAGGTGGTGGCGGGTGTATCGGTAACCCTTGGCTATGACCGCATCGCAGATTTCTTCAATGCTTGCGCCGCTGACAGCGTAGTAGTCCATTACCCTGATCTCACCCCGCACTACCTGATAAAACCAAATGGCAGTGTCGTCTCGGTAACCTAAGTCCCATGCCGTGTAAACCGAATACTCAGGCTCAAACGGCAGCTCACAAATCCTACCCTCATCATCAGCCAAGCGCATTTCATGACCAAAAAACGCACCAAGGATAGCCGCATCAAAGCTGCATTCATACTCTTGGTCGTACTGGTCTTGGCTTAACTGAGACCGAGCCGCTTGCAATTCTGAGTCTGGCAGTATTTGGGACACGCTTGCTGGTAGCCTTAACAAAAACCAATCAGGCACGTTTTGGCTGACCTTGTAAATATCGTGAAACTGATTCTTGCCCTTTGGCGTACCACCAAAGACCGCCCAGCCAAGCCGGTCTGACAATGTGGGGCGAATGACGTTACCCCAAACGCTGGGCTTAAAGTCACCGTATTCGTCAAGGTATACGCCGTTAAACCCTAAACCTCGCATGGCATCTGCATTGTCTGAGCCAAACAGCATGATCTTTGCGCCGTTAAGCAGCTCTACCGCCAAATCTGATTCATTGGTGGTTTTAGTAATTGGCGCGGCGTAATGCTTAATATAGTCCCACGCCACTCGTTTAGCCTGGCTGCGAAATGGGGCTATATAAGCGTATTGCGCCCCTCTATGACCCTCGGTGATGGCTCGTTTGATTAGGTCATTGATTGCCGCCACGGTCTTGCCAGCCCTACGGTGGGCAACCAAACACGACCAGCGTTCTGTTCTATTGTGGAAAGGCATAAATGCTTCCCGAGGGCTATACGGCAGTATTATTTCCCTGCTGCCCACTTGATCACCAAGTCTTGACCTTCTGCGCCTGTAATTTCTTGCTTGACGGTTTCAGCCCAGCGCATCTGCGTCTTTGTCCACCAGATCAATGCGGTAGTGTCGCCCCCTGTGGCTTTACCAAACAAGGTTTTGGCTATCTGCCCATTGGCTTTGGCCTTACCCAAGTCCAACTCGGTGCGGTAATACTTGCGTAAAGTCTTGTCGTCTATGCCCACAAGAATGGCTATTTGCTCATGCGGCAAGCCTAATCCGCTGGTGCTTTCAACCATCCTGCGGGTCTCATCGGTTGGCTTATGAGCCTTTTGTGGGATTACTGGCATCTTTTATATAGGGGAACTCGTTAAGCTGTTACGGTGGATTCTAACAACAATACGGCTTTCTTACCTGTAAAGTCTTCCCACCGCTTAACAATCACATCGCAAAATTTTGGATCAAATTCCATCACAAATGCTTTGATCCCATGCTTTTCAGCAGCAATCAATGTACTTCCAGACCCGCCAAAATAATCAGCAATAGTGTCAGATGATAATTTGAAACGGCGAATAATCCATTCCATTAATGCCACGGGCTTTTGTGTTGGGTGTACGCGATTCTTTTTTTCTGATGATTTGGTAAATTGGCGCACAACACTTCGAAAATTAGCCCATGCTAACTCGCAATCGGTTTGATCGGATTGACCATTGTCCTTGTCCCAAACAAGCCAGCATTCGCTATCTGGCAATGCGGAACAATAATAGTTTGCCCCCCACCAAATATGTTTGGCTTCTGGATATAGCCCATAAATCAAATTAAATGCGTCTTTTGCCACATCGGGCGAATCATCACCAAGAATATCAATTTTGTAATTCTTTTTTAATACAGATGATTTGCTAACAGCATTCATTCCATACGGTGGGTCTGTGTGTATCAGATCAGGATATGTACCCTGCATTAACTTTTCAACATCATCTATAAATGTTGAATCACCACACATCAATCGGTGATAACCAAGTTGATATATGTCCCCGCGTTTGGTTGTTGGCTCATCAGGCACGTCAGGAACAGCGTCCTCGTCTGTTAAGCCCTCGACTACTTCTGGCTCAAGTAATGCATCTAGCTCTTTAGGGTCAAAGCCCAGCAATTCCAGCGCAAAGCCGTCTGCCAGCAAGTCGTTAAGCTCAATGGTTAGCAGCTTGTTGTCCCAACCAGCGTTAAGCGCCAAACGGTTGTCGGCAATGATGTAGGCTTTCTTTTGGGTTTCTGTTAAGTCTGACAGCTCAATGGTGGGTACTTCCTTGTAGCCCAGCTTCCTTGCCGCCATTAGCCTGCCGTGGCCGGCAATGATGCTGTTGTCGCCATCCACCAATATTGGGTTAGTCCAGCCAAACTCTTTAATGCTTGCCGCTATTTGTGCCACTTGCTCATCGCTGTGGGTGCGGCTGTTGTTGATGTAAGGTATTAGGCTGTCAACCTTTTTCTGGGTAATCTTCATTTGGTTGGCATCGGATAACGCAATTCTTGCGAGCTTGCAAATGGGCTTTGGCCTGCGCCTATACGTTGCTGGGCATAGTCCTGTGCTTTTTTGTATATCTCTGGCGTTGGCTCTAGCCCCATTCCAAGCAGATCAATCTCTTGTTTAGTCAGGGTCGGCACAAGCAATGGGTTTGAAACTATGTTGCCGTCTTGGTTGTAAGCGCTTGACATTTCGGTCATTGCGCCACCTTGATTCATTGGCATCTCACCAAAATAGCCTTTGCCTTTTGCTGTACCCTCAGATATGGTTTGCCCCTCCTCCAGATTTCTCATGCCGTAAGGCGCAAGACCAGATTGGCGGGTCAGGGCTTGGGCTAACAAACTGTAATCAGGCATTTTTACCCTTATGGAATTGTTTTTCCCATTTTTTGTGTCTGAAATAAGGTATCCAAATGTATGGGAACAAGATTGCTATTGAAAGTATAAACCGATTTACCCAGTTATAGGGGAATGACATTGGCCTAAGCACGTCCATAAACAGCACCACCCTAATCTCATCTGTTGGGTTGTGCGCCTCATGTTCGTAGGTGTCGTCAAAGTAAACCACTTCGCCCTCTCTCCATTCATACCTAAACCCATCCACAATAATGTGCGGCTTTTGTTTGCCTGTTGGGATTAACACGCCCAAATGCGCCCTTAGTACGCCAGGCCACGGCCCAGCATGAGGCGGCAAAGATTTGTGCGGCGCAAGAATTGACAGGTATGCACTAACAATCTCAGGGTATTTGTCAATGACTGCCATTGTTTGCGGCATCATTTTGGCGTTTTTCTTAAACTTAATGTTGGCGCACTTTAAAAAAAAGAATTTCCATCGGTCATCATTAGACAAGCTTTCTTGATCTGGCGACATTACCTGAAACGGTGTCAGTTCCTCATATCGTTCAAGAATCTTTAGCACTTCAGCTTTGATCTGTGGGTGCGCCAGCTCTAATTCTTTGGCGGGTCTTAACGTTTGTTTGCTAAAAAATGGTTGATCGCCAATTAAAGAATGCTTGCGAAACCTATCAAAAACTGCATTGTGTAATTTTAATTCGATGCCCCTTGACCATTGCAAAAGGTCAAACATTAGCCACTTCTTTCATTTTGATTAAGCCGTTAAGCATTCTGCTTTTGGTGTTATGCCATTGCTTACTAAAATCGCAATTCTGATAGTGCTCAAACTCAGGTATGCCAAGCGTGTAGTGAGCAATTCTGGCGTTCTTGTTGTCTTGTTCGCCAATCAATACGTTCCATTCTTTCGGTAACTCACCGATAAGTGAATCGGGCAACCAACCGAAACGGTGCAAGTCTGATCCACTGTGGTCAGCCACAAAGTCAGGTGTCAGCACTCGGTTTCTTAGGTGGTCGCAATTCCACAAAATCAGGCTTGACCAGTTCTTTCTAGGGTAATCCCTGTTTGCCGCTTCCATTAATGTGCCAATGTACTTCTTTGGGTGCTTGGTCAGGTAATTGTGCTTGACTACTTGTACCGCTTTGGTCGGGTCAAACAGCTTAGCAAGGTCGTCAATGTTAGACAGCATCAGCATATCGCTTGCGTCCAAAAATATTGCCTTGCCGGTGAACTTGGTGAAGTAGGGTACTAAAAACCGCTGATAAGTGAATGCGTTTGTGCCGTCCCGCTGTGTACCGTATAACGGTGTTATGGCGACCGGCTCACTGGTGCGCTCAATCAGGCTCTGGCAAAACACATGGTAGCCAACAGCCTCCCGAGGGTCATAGCCAGCAAATATCCTAATCATTTAAATGACAATAGATAGATTGTGCTGTCAACCAGTGCGGCAATTTCATCCACAATGTTTTGCAAATGGCTGTCGTCTGGCAAAGCATCACGGTTTTTTTCTATGTAGGTTTTGATGCTAGCAAGGTACTTTTGCGGGTCTTTGGCGTTGTGAAAGTTCTCTGGGAAGTCCTTGATCTTTTCGTAACAGCCCGAATACGCCTCTGCATAACTATCAGCCAAATCGACAATGGCTGGGTAATATTTGCCCAAAGCCTTGTGTGTGGCGTATGAATCGGTGCTCAGGTGCATGAAATGCGTCACCGTGGAGCTGTGAAACAGCGTGGAAATAAAGTCGGCTACGTCTTTTTTCATGGTTATCCTAAAAAAAGCAGGGGTCAATGCCCCTGCAAAGGAGACAACTGCGGCTCAATTGTAAACGCTGGAATCGGCACGTCAACAGGCCAAAGTCCTTGAATGTGCAGTTTTTTTACGGTGGCAATGTGTGCTTGTTCCCACATTTCTTGCCGTTCTTCTTTGCTCATGTCCTTGCCTTGGTCAATCTCGTAATGGCATTTGAGGCACAGTGCAGCCACCAGATTATCGTCAGCCTTAACGCCCCGACCTTTGCCGCCACCCCAATTTGTGTGCGCCGCTTGCACCATGTTGCCCGACCCACAGGCTTGGCAGTCAAGCCCCGCCACCAGTTTGAGTAACTTTTTTGACCTTACATATTGATGTTTTTGGAACATGGATATACTTCTTTTTGGTTGCCGTTTTAAATGCTTGCGGTGATTATTTTGGGTCGGCCTTGTGCCGATCCCCTTTTTATTCCTCTAATGCTCGAAACTTAACACCTTGCTGTGCGCCAAACATAGATGACAGCTCAATCAGTTCGGTCATCTCTGCCACGCTCATTTTGCTTGTCCTTGCGCCAATGACCACAAACCCGCCCTCAATGCCTGGCACGATCTTTTGCTTTTTCAGCGCAGCCGTCAAAACATCTTTCCATTCTTCCTTGGGTAGCTTTTGACCGTACCAGACCACTTGCTGGGCAATGTCCTCAAGGTTTGCCCACATTAGCCGGTTTTGCTCAAGGCTTCTCACTTAATCACCCTAATCATGCGTAAAGCCGCATCAGGGCTGTCTACGACCGCTAATGCGCCGCCTTTCCAGTTATGATGCCACCGTAGCTGGTCTTCAGTCAAAAGTCGCGCAGACGGCGCTTTAAAGCCGTCCTTAATCTCCATAAGCAGGGTTTGGCCTTTATAGCCCACCAGCAAATCAGGTACACCCTTGCCAACACCAGCCAAAGACTGCACCGTAGCGCCAGCCGTTCGTAGCGCCGTGACCACCGCCTCTTGATTTGCATCAATTTTTGCCGCCCTCATTGTTCATTCTCCTGCGTAGGTCATCAGCCGCGCCTTTACCTCGGCGTTTTTCAATATCGTCAATTGTTCTTTGCCACCAAGCGTAAGCTTCTCTCTTGCCAACCGCCTTGATTTTTGTTTTGTAACGCCTGATCCAATCCCTCGCTTCCATTGTCCGTAAGGTCTCCTGTATCTCTAAGCGCTGTTCGGATGACTGATTGGCTAAATTGTTCGCCGTCTTTAAGTCGGCTAAGGATTGAATTGGCAATTTTTCTGTGCTCATAGTTCATTTTAGAATTCTTCCCCGACATCGTGCCAGCTTTTGGCGGGTGTCTTTTTCTCAGTTTTATTCCATTGGTGCTTTGAACACTTGGGTTTTTCGCCATCAGAGTTAACTGACCAACGGTTTGGACAACCTTGGACAGAACACATTAAACGCAATGTGTCATCAAAAGAATCGTCTTTTTGCTGAGTAAACTTAGTTATTGCCATGATATTTCCCCTCCACGATTTTTGCAAAATTGCTTGGTTTGAGTATCCATTCCAAGTCGGCAACAAATGCCCGACCGTCCTTGCTGTTAACCCTGCCGGTCAAAAATCTGGATTTGCCAACAGATTGGAAAAACTCACCCCACCAGTCAAGCACATCAGATGCGGTGATGTCTTGCGCTTGCGCCAGCTCTGCCGCCACTTCCCGCCATCGTTGCCGTAGGTAACCAGCTCGGGTTTCGTTCCAAACCTCCACCCGCCGCATTGTGGGCAGATTCTGGTGATATAGCTCAATGACTGCCTTGTGGTCACAGCCAGGTAATTTTTTTGCTAAGTCAAGTTCACCGTCAGGTGGACATATAGAGGGTTTTAATTGGTTATTGGTTATTGGTTCTTGGTTATTGGTTAGTTGAACGTCCGTTGAACGTGCGCTCATCCTCCGTTCAGCAGATGCCTTACCAGCCCTTGATGCCTGATCAATTTTGCTGTGAAAATGCTTAATTTCTTTGTCTGCTCGTTGGTTTATCCATCCGTCATCAGATAGGTTAAAAAACTCCTCAAGCACAGATTTGACCTCTGTCTCATGGTCACGCATACCAATCTGCCGTGCAACAGACGCTATACCGCTGTTCAACGGTCGTTCATGTAAATAGTAAAGATCAAGAAGTCGGCGATAAGCCAAATCTTCCATTAAATCAAGATGCTTTGTGTGACTAAGATAGTCACCAATATTGAATTGGTAGTAGTGCATTTCAGACCCTTACAAGACCCTGAAAAAGAAACCTCGGCAGGAGGGGTCTGTTCTCTTTTCGGTGGGATAGCTACCCCCCACCTAGCCGTGTTTCAAACAATGTTACACCACAAACCACTGTGGTCGCAAATCTTTCAATCTTCGCAATTGCAGCTCAGGAACAACCACCCACTGGCATACCGCCGACCGGCTGATGTTCAATAGTCGCGCAAGCTCAGCCTGTGAGCCTGCCAACTGGGTTAATTGCTGTTTTGTCATTGGCTTATTCTATGTTAAGACAAATAAACAACAAAATCCCCACAAAACAGTCAGGTACTTAACAAAGTGCTTGCATGATTGTTTAGTTTGCTTAACAATACATTCATTCCCCAGCACAACGCACAGGGTCTTTAAGGAAACAACATGATGAACGCAAATTGGATGGTTACTTTAGCAATTGCCCAACGCAAGGCATTGCGTGATCTTGGTTATACAAACCAACAAGTAAACGCCATGAGTCTTGCTGACACTACGCAAGAATTAAAAAAACTTGGCTACAACTTCAAAGCCAATTCCCCATTTAAAAACAAATAAACCAAATGGGGCGCAAGGCCCTAAAGGAACAAACATGAAACACATCGAAACGCTACCGTACAACGATGCTCGCATCATGGTCGATACCGGCCTTGAGCATTTGGCAATTGAATACGCCGACTTAGCCTCAACCGTTGACTGCTATTTTTGCCCTGTCAGCGGCAATTTGTGGCATTGCTACCTTGGTCAACATGACCTTTACAACGTGCTTGCGCCGGCAGTTATTGCCGAATTAGAACGCGAATTTGCTCCCCACAGCCACTATGAAAGCCACGACTATGTTTGATATTGAGCACTACAAAAAACCCCGCGATTGGTCTCAAATCGCCCTTTGGATCGTATCGATTGCCGCCATTGTGGTGGTTTTGCTTGACCTTTTTGTTTGGAGACCGTAATGAGATACGCATTTTTATTGCTGGCGCTGGTCGGTTGCAGCCACTTTACCGAAACAAAACTTACCGAGCAAGAGCTGATCATGGACAAGCAAATCCAGCCAATGGGCAGAAATGAGGTGATAGACGCAATCAAGCAGTGCGAAAAGAATGGCCTCAGAGCCATCACGATTTACGGTAAACGCAAAATCAATGGTTACACCGCCGAGACTTTGGTGGATGTGACCTGTGGCCCAAAATTTCACTAAGGAGACAACATGAAACAAATTGCAACAGCTTTAGTTAAAGCACAAAAAGCCTTTGGCCCAGCCCTCAAATCCTCTACTAATCCGCACTTTAAAAGCCGCTACGCTGACCTGGCTGCTTGCGTGGAGGCCGTCATTACCGGCTTAAACGACAACGGCATAGCCCTGATCCAAAAATGCTATGACTGCGAAAACGGCGTGATGGTGGAAACCATGTTTATCCACGAATCAGGCGAAATGTTGGAATGCGGCATTCTTCATGTGCCAGCCAGCAAACAAGACCCACAGGGTTACGGCTCTGCCCTGACCTATGCCAGACGCTACAGCTTGATGGCTGCTTGCGGTATTGCGCCCGAGGATGATGATGGCAACCAAGCCGCCCGCAAGACCGAAATCAAGTCTACAGTTAATGAAAACCAAATCCTTGACCTAATGGCGGCACTGGATGAAGTCATCACCCTCAAAGAGTTACAGGAAGCCTATAAAGCGGCGTACAAGGCCACAAACGGCGAACAAGCATGGCAATCTAAGGTCATTGCCAAAAAGGACGCTAAAAAAGCCATGTTGGAGAGCAAATAATGGAACAGCGCACAGAAGAATGGTTTGCCGCCAGATGCGGCAAGGTCACCGCAAGCCGTGTGGCAGACATCATTGCCAAAACCAAAACAGGGCCAAGCGCCAGCCGCGAAAATTACCTTGCCCAACTTGTTTGTGAGCGCATGACCGGCAAGCCTGCCGAGTCTTACAGCAATTCAGCCATGCAGTGGGGTACAGACACTGAGCCTTATGCTCGGGCGGCTTATGAGGCAAGGATGGACTTGCTAGTGACCGAGGTGGGGTTTATTGACCACCCTTGGATTCCCATGTCTGGCGCTTCTCCTGATGGCCTTGCTAATGAGGGTATGGTTGAAATTAAATGCCCAAACACCGCAACCCACATTGACACGCTGTTAAGTCAGACTGTGCCAGCCAAATACATCACGCAAATAATGTGGCAAATGTGTTCTGCCGACCGCCCTTGGTGCGACTTTGTTTCATTCGATCCACGTCTTCCAGAAAGACATCAGCTATTCATCAAGCGCATTAACTATGACCCCGAAATGGTTAATTTGCTTGAGAATTCAGTCATTCAGTTCTTGGGTGACGTAGATTTAAAAATCCAACAACTTGAAAGCCTCCCATGAAGAAAATCAAAAACATCGTTGTCATCACCGGCACATACACCAACAAAGACGGTCAAGAAAAGAAACGCTACCAAACCATTGGCAGTTTGTTTGAAGATGGTGAAAATTTTAAAATTAAGTTAGACACCATACCTTTGGCAGATGGTGGATGGACAGGATGGGCAAACTGTTATGACTTGGAGGAAAAGACAAATACAGGAGCTAGAGATGACCCTCAATTTTAAACGCGCACGGTCACTTGATCCAGTGACTAGCCACGCCGCAGCCGACCAAGCCAGCTTTGCAAGTCAGCACTTTGACCAAATTGTAGATTGTCTCCAACGCTTTGGCGCTCGGGGCAAAGACGGTATTGCAGAGCTGACCGGCTTGGATGGTAATCAGGTAGCCAGGCGGTTACCTGAAATGGCTCGGCTTGGCATGGTTGAGTTGACCGGCAAAACCACCAAGTCAAAGTCTGGCAGGGCAGAACGTGAATGGCGTTTTGTGCCTGTACAGCGGGAGTTGCTATGAGCTATCTTGTTGCATCATTACCGCCTTTACAGTGCTTTATCAAGGCTGAGTTTCTATACAACCACACCAAAGGGCATGGCGAGCTTGTGCCTTGCGTGTGGGTCAGTCTTAAAGCCATCAGAGGGCAAGTGTTTAGGATTGAGTCGCTATTGACCGAATACGGCGCTTTGTACGACAAACTACCCATCCACGCTTATGTGTGGAAAGAGGGCGCTAGTGACCTACCTGTGGACATTTTGCAATTATGGGATTGCATGGGGTATCGGTTTACCATTGTCGAAAAGATTGGCTTGCGTAACCTTGGCGTTAAGTTTCTTGGCAAGGATAAGCAATGGCACTTTGGGACGTATATGTTCACTGCGGATTTTTGCGCTGATGGTATGGACGTTGACACCGGCTTTACCGAGACCGCTGAAGAACACAAATCTTTTAATTTCATCAAGTTGGAATCTGGTCAATTTGCCGCCCAACCAAACAACCGATGCCTGTGGTATGACCAAAGCCTAATCCATCAAGCCAAGTTCCCTGATTTCCAAGCAGCAAAAACCATTTATTCAGTCGATGGCACACGCAAGTGGACGGCTGGAGATGATTGGTTTTATTCAATAAACGAACATGATTAGCCGCGTTATTTTGTGCTTGTCAATGATGGGCGTTGGTGGTTATAACTTGCTACCACCAGCGCCCCTCAATGTCTACCAAATGCAGCGCAAGTCAAAAGAAAAGTCAATTAGCGAGCTATGCCAAAAACCTAAAAAAACCAAAACCGTACAGGAGATATGCGACCGATGGAAGAAGTAATTATCACCATTGCAATTTTGTTCATTGGCGCAATCGTTGGCATTGGCGTTGTCGTTGCCTTACTGCACTTTTTTGCTGATTAAGCAAATCCTCTAGTTCCTGATTTATCAATAATCAAAGCCATTGACCTTGGTTTGACATCATCGGCATTAGGTATGCTGACATGAGTCCATCGGTCAAACTCTCTGATAACTTGGTCGTAGGGTAATTCAGCTTCAATAATTGCTCTGACTACTTCATCAGGCTTCATGCCTGGCACACGAATATCTGCCGCACACCCACGCCGATGTTGTGATTTATTTGAACTACCTACTGCACGGTTAACTTCCGCACTGCGAAACGCACTATTCACAATAATGGTTTTGCCACCCAACACAATTTTGACTTGCTCAAGAAAATCAGCCAAACGGTACAGGTTTGCTAATTCCTCATCATTTGGCATATTGTCAAATTCTCTGTGATCAGTGTGCGTCAGTTCTTCTAAAGTGAAATTAGGGGTCAAGTTCATTTTGTGTTCCTCAAGGTTTCGTAGGTTTCGATGCAGGCGTTGAGCTTTCTGATGGCGGCATCTCCATCGATTGCGATCTGGAGAAGATCGGCAGCGACATCAACCGATCCACTAGATTCGGCTCTTGTTTCTCCGCTGTCACTTCCGCTGGCAACGGTGGCGGTTTCGGGCATTGAAACGGCGCAGTTTGGCGCTTT